TAAAGAATTAGAAGAAAAATATGAACATTCAAGAATTTAGCCCAGCCAAAGCAGAAATCCAAGCCGCCGTCTTGGAAGTTGAGGGGCTGACGATCAACGGCGTGGACGACGAAGCAGGATATGAAGCGGTCAAAGTGGGGAAAAAGAAGCTGGCAGACTACCGCATTAAAATTTCCAAGTTCGGAAAAGAGCAACGCGAAGAAGCGTTGGCGTGGCAAAGAGAAGTGTTGAGGCAAGAAAAAGAACTACTGGCGATGATTGAGCCGACCGAAACAAAACTCAAAGGCGCGCTAGAAGCTATTGACGAGGAAAAGAAGCGCAAGGAGCGCGAAGTTCTCTTGCCCGGCAGAAAGGCTATGCTTGCGGAAATTGAGGAGATAATGACCGACGAGGAAATACTGGCTATGGACGAAAAGGAGTTCTCCGAGTTCTATACCGGAAAGAAAATGACATATCTCGAAGCCAAAGAAGCCGCGCGCAAAAAGGAGGAGGAGGATAAGAAGCGCGCAGAGGAATTGGAAAAAGCCAAAGCCGAAGCCGCCGAAAAAGCGAGGCAGGAGGAGCGAGAGAGGGCTAACCGCGAAATTGAGGAGGCACAGCGAAAACTTAAAGAATCGGAATTGAGGAAAGAGCGAGAGGCAAAAGAAAAAGAAGAAGCGGAAAAAGCCGAACAGGAGCGCACGGAAAAAAACCGGAAGTATAAAAAATGGCTCAAAGATAACGGAATGACCGAGGAAAATAAGGGAGAATTTATCGTTAAACAGTTAGGGCTGAACGATAAAGGAGAAACCGGATTTGAGCTTTATAAGAAAATTTCATCAATAAATATTAAATAATATGAACATCAACAAAGCTCTTATTGCAGGTCGTTTAACCAAAGACCCGACACTTCGCTCTACTCCTAACGGAAACACAGTCGCGACATTTTCCGTAGCTACCAGCCAAACGTGGAAAGATAAGCAAGGGCAAAAACAGGAAAAAGCAACTTTTCACAACATCGTATTTTGGGGAAGAATAGCCGAGGTGTGCGGACAATATCTTACGAAAGGTCAAGAGGTTTTTATCGAGGGGAGGATAGAAACGAGAAAATATCAGGACAAGCAGGGATATGACCGCTATGTTACCGAGATTATCGGAGAGAATATGCAAATGGGCGCTAAGCCGAAAGGTTATTCTCAAAGCTCGCCGACTTCTCCTAATCCGGGAACGCCAGTCAAGGAAGAAGAAATCCCGACGATTCAACAGGACGAGGACGAAGTGAGAATTGAGGACGTGCCATTCTAAAAAAAATATGGAGGAAAAAAAGCCAAAGCCAAGAGAATATCGTGTCGTTATAAAATTTAAGACCAATTCTGAAACAGCCGATCAAGGGGAAGCGCTCACAAGGGAAGCAATAAAATTTATGGGGCTGGACGTAGTGAGCGTCAAATACGTGAGCGATAAGCGGTCGGAAAATCAAAATAATGCACTTCATTTATGGCTAGACCAAATAGCGGACGAAGCGGAAAGGAGAGGGCTTACGCTAGATATGTGGGTGAAGCACCCGACGGAGATGAAGATAACCGAGAGCTTACTCAAAGATTCCTTTCGCGCTACCGGAAGAAAGATGTATGGAAAGAAAAGCACCGCCGATCTGACAAAAGAAGAATTTTCGGAGATTCAGAGATTGTTTGATAAAGCCGTGTTGGAGCGCTTGGGCATAGACATACCATTCCCGAATATAGACCTTTTAATAGATCAGGATAATAATTAAAATAAATAAAACGTATGGGCAAATACGAAATTAAAAAGGGAGGAAATCATTATGCCTACATTGAGGCTTCTGATTATTCCGACGCTATGCAGATAGTTTTGGATAAAGAGGGATTCAAGCTCTCGCTGGTCGTGGACAAAAAGCCGATATACGGAATTGATGTTTCTCATTGGCAGGGAGATATTGACTGGTCAGCGCTGAAAATTGATTTTGCCATTCTGAAAGCGTCGCAGGGAACGGCTATGGTGGATAATAAGCTCGAACAAAACAAGTTCCGGGCAAGAAAGCAGGGCATACTGCTTGGATATTATCACTACGCCAACGGAGGCGACGCGCGCAAAGAAGCTGAACACTTCGTGAAGTCAGTCGGCGAGATACTTCCGGGAGAGTTCCTTGTTCTTGACTGGGAAATCAACCACGCCACGCCGGACGCTTGGTGTCGAGCTTTCTTGGATAGGGTATTTGAGTTGACTGGGATTCGTCCGCTTTTCTACACCTACGAGGCGCGCATAAAATCGACCAACTGGGATAAGGTTATTGCCGGGAACTATGGACTGTGGATCGCGAAATACGGAAAGAATGACGGAACTATGGGCGCTCAACCTTTTATCGGGAAATGGGGATTCTACGTTATTTGGCAATATAGTTCGGCTGGTATGCTGAAAGGAATTTCCGGAAAGGTTGACCTAGACTATGCGAATATCACTTTGGATACGCTAAGAAAGTATGGAAAAAAGATATGACCGAGGAAATAAAAGGGGCGGCATACGCCGCCAAGCCAAACCTAGATAGATATTTTGAGCGGACTATCGAAATACAACGGCAAAAGATAGAGAGCCAAACGCAGGAATTGGCTCGAATGAACCGGGTGTATATGCGAAATGTCCGCACCAGCAAAGTATCAGACGCAATTAAATTCTTAATACAAGTAATCATTGAAAAAATAAAAATATGATTCTAAGCGAATACGAAACAACGGAACAACTCGAAATGAATTATCTTTACTATTTGGGTATTCCGTATGAGATAGATCGCTCAACCGAGCAAAGGATAAAAATGATTTTCAAAGGCGACCTTGATTTTATCAAGGGAAAGATAGACGATTTTTGGAACGGCAGGGCGCAGGTGGACGCGCTTCGCTTCTCAAACGCTCAAAAGTCAGTCAAGCGTCTAATGTGGGTCGGAGGCAGGTATAATCCGAATTACAGCTCACATCCGACGTTTTCAAAGGATAAATTGCCGGAAGAAAAAAAGTAGTATGTGGACGAAACAAAACAGGTATTTTAACACGCGCAAGGTCAACACATTCGGTCGGCAGTATGATTCCAAGTTCGAGGCGGCGTATGGTCAAGAGTTGGAATTTCGCAAGCGCGCCGGAGAAATAGAGGATTATGATACGCATTTACGAATGCCTCTTGAAGTCAACGGATACGTTGTGTGCGATTATTACATAGATTTCGCGATCTACCACAAAGACGGAACGACCGAATATGTGGAAACGAAAGGATATGCAACCGACACGTGGAAGCTGAAATGGAAACTGTTTTGCGCCCTCTACGAGGACGACGAGAGCTGTAAAATAACGCTTGTTATGCAGGGCAAGCAAAGACCGCCTAAATTAAGAAAAATTAAAAAATAATATGCAAATCAAACTCAAAGTAAAAGACGGATATAAGATAGTTGAAACTCCAACCTTTTCAAGCGATAGCTGTAAGGGTTGCGGAAAGGATATTTATTGGATCGTGGGGAAAAGTGGCAAGCCGATGCCTATATCACGACTGGGTAATGGAGATTTAGTCGCGCACTTCTTTGACTGTCCGCAAGCTAATCAATTTCGTAAAAAATAAAAAAATATGGAGGAAAAAGAAGTTTGCCCTTATTGTGGGGCAGAAAAAAAAGAAGTAGCAACGCACTCATTAACGACCGGACTGGTTAGGGATTTGATAATTTTTGCCAAAAGAGCAAAGGAAAAAGGAGAAAACAAGGTTCACATAACAAAAGAGTTGGACTTTTCTATAAATCAATGGTGCAATTTTCAGAAATTAAGGTATTTCGGATTAGTGGCAAAATGGGAAGCGGAGGACGGAAACAAAAAAACTGGGTTTTGGGTTCTCACGAGGAACGGATTGGATTTTTTGCAGGGGAAATTGAGTGTTCATAAAAAGGTGAGCGCTACAAAAAAAGGGATAACGGAACGATCGGAGGAAATGGTTTGCATTGATGATTTTCCGCAAAGTGATGAAAATTATTGGCAAAAAGATTTTAATATAGAAATAAATAACGGTAAAATTACGCCTATGGAAGAAGAAAAAAAAGCAGAAACTCCGCCGGAAAAACAGCCGAATGTTATGATTCGTTGTCCAAAATGCGGAGGGGGAATGTTTAAGCAAAGAGTAGCGGATCAAATTTCGGGAAAATCTCACGATGAGATACGGTGCTTGAGGTGCGGAAAGATTCTATGATTCCGAAAATAATCCACCATATTTGGGTGGGAGATAAGCCGAAGCCGTCCAAGATAATGAAAACTTGGCAGGAAAAGCACCCGGACTTCCAGTATATCGAATGGAAGGAAAATGATTTCAGCACGATGAAGTTCCGTTGCCAAAAGCAGATAGATCAGATGATGAGCGCCGGAAGATATAACGGAGTGGCTGACATTATGCGCTATGAGATTTTATATGAACTGGGAGGATTTGTAGCGCCAGCCGACAGTATTTGCTTAAACTCCATTGAGGACTTGCTCGATTGCGATTGCTTTTGTTGCTATGAGAATGAAGCGCGCCGTCCGGGGCTTCTCTCTCCGCACATTGGAAGCTATCAGGGAAATGAGTTTCTAAATACGATCATCGAACGGATAGCAAAAATGGACAATATGCTATGGGCTGATCCGTGGATAGTTACCGGGAATAAGCTCCTCACGGATATTGTCGCGGAAACAGGCTACAAAATTAAGGTTTATCCAAGTCATTATTTTATACCAGACCATTACACAGGATTGAGCTACCGGGGCGACGGCAAGATTTACGCCAAGCACCTATGGGGAACGACAAAATCAATCTATGGAGAACTGGACGAAATGTATGCGCAAAATTAGAGAAAAAACTTGTTATTGCCACACTTGCGATAAATGGTTTCATCCTCTCGGAATAATGATGCACCGAGCAAAACACAGAAACAAAAGGGAGGATTGCAAAATCACATTCACATACGGAGATACTTGGAGATATAATTATTCAAAAAAACAATATGAAAGTCGTAAGAATCACAGTTTCGGCTTTTGACACAGATCGTCAATCAGAGCCGGAATTTCAAAGGGAGTTGACCGAAAGGTTGCTCAAAGCTGGATTTATCCTAAGCGATAATTATCCGATTATCCGGCAACCGAGGAGCGACATCGACGGAGCGGACTTCATTCAGTTGCAGTATAGCTGGTTTGATAAGTTCGATATTGATATTCAGTATTTCAAGTGGAAGATATGGAAGTGGTTTAAGGTTAAATTCGGGGTATGACGCAGAAAGAATGGAGGAAATTAAAAACCGGAGATTGGATTAAATTCGGGGAGAACGGCAGACCAAGAAAGATACTGAAAGCCACGAAGCACGACGGAAAAACAGGGTGCGTTACGCTTCGGCAGATAGGATATTCTTATCTCGGTCGTCCGAATGGCAAACGGACAGTTGTCTATGTAGCGTGTGATTGCAGAATGTTTATAAAAATTAAAAAACAATAACTATGAAAAGGGAATTGAGTATTCCAAGCGCGGTCGGGTTTTGCAAAAATTGCTTCCGTTCGCGTAGGCACGGATCAGCATATTGTGGTCAATGCCAAGACGAGCCGGAGCGAATGAAAGTTTATCAGGACGTGGCGCACGAGTTTCCGCTCTACAAAAAGGTCGTCGATAAGTTCAATTTGACCAAAGAGGAGCTGAAAAATATCATTTTTACCTACGGAGATACGATTTATTGCGATCACGACCTACCTTATGGGCTGATCGCGCACGAAATCACGCACGTTTTCCAACAGCTTGAAATGGGAACAGAGATATGGTGGGAGAAGTATCTCAAAGGCAATAAATTCAGGCTAGGACAAGAGTTAGCGGCGTATCAGCGTCAATATAGGGTTATCCGGGAAAACAACGCAGGAAAGGCAGAATTTGACGCTCACGCTATGGCGCGCGACCTATCCAGCCATACTTACGGAAATATCATCGAGGAGGACAAGGCGCTTGAACTGATAAAGGAGGAGAAATAGAAATAAAAATTAAAAATAGAATGGAGGTGCAATATGCAAAAGAGAAACAAATTGGGGCAATTCGCTCCGGGAAAGAAAAAGGCGACCAAAAAGAAAGCCGTCAAAAAGGCAATCAAGAAATCAAAGAAAAAATAGCTTCAAGCTGGTGCGTATCGTCTGTGTATCCCCCTTTCGCGCAAGCGAAAGCACAGATCAAGGTGTCAAGATACGTTAAATGTTAGACCAACAAAACAGCCAGCTTACAGGAAAACACTTGACTTTTTGTGCGGATATGCTATAATGGACGTAATGGTGGGGTGAGCCATAGGGTGAAACCGGGTGAACCTAAACATTAAAAATAAAAAAATGAGTGTCGAAGCTAAGATTGAGCAGGCTAAACAGCAAATTGCTCAAAAAGAGGCAGACAAGGGGCTTAAAAAAAGAAAATTGACGTGGAGGGAGAAGTTTGGAACTTTCCCGGTGCTATGGCTCTATGGTTGGGGCTTGCTGGCAGGTATCGCGTGGACTTATGTCGCGCTGACCGCTCCGCAAATGTTCGAGGCAAGAACAATAGTGATCGTCAATCCGGCACAAGCGAAAGAAATTGAAAAGCCGGAGGAAAAAGTGGAAGTTATACACAAGGACGAGGTTGCGGAACTGGCAGAAATGATTTATAATTTAGAAAGCACGAATGGAAAAAACAATTATTCCAAGTGCGAGGCAATCGGAAAGATAAACGGAATCGGATATGGCATACCGGGCAACGGAAAATACCAATGCTTTGAGAGCCACGAGGACGAAATGCAAGTGTTGAAAGGCTGGATCATAGACAAAAAGTCCAAAGGAATGACCGAAAAAGAGCTTTTATGCCTTTATTCGGGCAACAATTACGATATTTGTAAATAAAAACACAATGGGAACAATTCAAATCACAATCCAAAAGACTGCAAAACAAGGCGTGCCGGAAATGGCAAAAACCTATAACACCGCTTTTGAGGGAAGTTTGAATGACTTGAAATCACTTCAAGAAGCCGTTGACACCGCAGTCGAGAAGATTCTTTGGAACAAATCAGGTAATAAGACTATTGAGGAAAAGCAGGCTGTTTAGCTTGCTTTTTTATATCTATGATTAGGATTCAAGAGATACAAACATATTATCGGCAGTTCAGCCAAGAGCCAGTCGAGCAGAATATCCCGAATTTCATTAAGTTTATCGAGGGCAAGCAAAAGAATATGCGCGGCAGGGTTATTAGTTGGGAAGCAAGGGAATCAGCGCGCAGGCTCAAAGAACTGGAAGCACGGCAGGCAGAGAATAAGCCAGTTGATCCGGAAGAAGATTTTGATAATTTATAAAATATTAAAAATATGGAGGAATTAGGAAAAGAGGTCGAGCTTCCAAAAGATAAAAGCACGAAGCTCACAAAAAAAGAGGAATTTGGCACGACGATCGCGCAGATACTCCTACGCAAAGAGAACCTAGAACCCTACGGCTTCAATGAATATCCTAAGCTCACAATGGTAGTCGCCGAGGATAAAGAGAAGTTTCAAGAGGGTATAGTCCGGCTGGTTTTTGAGGAAAGCGAGGGCGTAGAACGCTCATATCTCGTCCATATGGACTTATTCATCTCTATTTCACAGTCAGTTTATGCAAAAACGAACAGCGATATAGCCAAAAGAGAGTATAATAAGCGCAGAAATGCAAAGATTTGGGGATTTTTCAAGACATTGATGTATCGGGTGCAACATAAATTTCAAAAATAAGCGATTCTACCTCCAAGACAACTCCAATTATCGTTGGGTATGAGGATCATTTATTCAAGTGAGGAATAGTTCTGGGCTTCTCGGCAAGCCGGAAGTTCGGAAATCGTATTCTTATGGCAGGAGCGAACAAAAGCGCGCACATATGCGGCGATTGGGAGAAGAAAACGCCCTGCGAACAAGAACAGATAGTGTCTTGTCGCTTCTCCCATAAGGGTATAATAATTATTTAATATTAAAAATCGTATGGGAGAGGACATCATCAAATGCCCTAACTGTGGAACAGAGGGTGCAGTCGGAACTAAGTGTTTCAACTGTGGAACAGAGATATTCGCCGAGGAATCGTCGAGTAATCAAGAGGAATCAACGACGACTGGCAATCCAGCAGAGCAAGAGGGTCAAACATTGACACCTAGCGAGCCGGAAACCGGAGAACAAGGCGAAGAAGTGAGTATTCCGGTAAGAGTTGAGGGAGAAGATCAGGGTCAAGACGCAGAAAGCGAGCCACAAAACACGCAAGAAGAAAGCAATCAGGGGCAAGATGAAGAAGTTTCAGCTCCAAAGGCAGATTAAAAATTTGACTTTTGTCTTGAAAAGGAGTATAATTGTATGTGAGAGTGCAGAAGTTTTACAATCAATGCGGAGCGACTATCGCTGATGAGTTCTACTCACGAATCAACGGAACTACGCTCTTGCGCTCGTAAGTATCATATCCGAGCAAACGACCTAGCGAGCGATTGGGAGTTGGGAGATCATATCAAGCAATAACCCCGGAGCATATCTAGGAGAGTAGCGCCGGGAGGGTTAAAGGGCAGGATAAGTCCTCCTCCCGGTGGACATAATGAAAAATAATTATTAAAAAATAAGAAGTATGGTGTTGAGAATCACGAAACTTCCCTCAGAGATGTTCAGCGCTTCAATCCGAAGCAACGACTATTTCTACGGAGGAGTTGCCAAGTATCTCACGATCGGGGAAATCTTGGAAGTAGCCGCGCTTCAATAGCGGTAAATAGAATCGAATATTAAAGAATAAGAAAGGAATAACAATTATTTGTGGGCAGAGCGCAAGCCCGGAAAAGTTATTCCTTTTTTGTATGCAAATATGGCTAAGCTAAAAAAGAAGATAAGCAAGAAAACTGAAAAGAAAGAGGAGCAAGGGTTAAAGCAGTCTTGGCTTAACTTCATAGACGCGTATATCGAATGTGGTAATGCTACCGAGGCTTATATGCAAGCGTATCCCGGTTGCACAAGAAAGACGGCAGGGGCGAATAGCCACGTTCTACTGAAAAACACTGAAATTCTGCAAGAATTAAACTACCGCTATCGTTCGCAGAAAATCACTGAATCAGGAATTGCGGCTGAATTATGGGAAATTGGCACGAAATACCGAGGCGCTAAGACCATTAACGCGGCTGTAAATGCGCTGAAAACGCTGGCACAGACGAAAGGTATGCTCGTTGATACTAGAAAAGTTGAATTTACGGGTAAGAATCCGGCAGTATTCTTAGCTCCGTATAGCGCAGAGGAAAAAGCAGAGTTCGACAAGATCAGAGATACTAAGCAAAGGATAGTAGAATGAATCTCCAAGTTGTCGGACTGCAAAATGTCCAAGTTTTTGAGCCACTGCCAAAGCAAAAGCTATTTTTATATCACATAGAAGATAACGACGATGCCAAGTTTATTTGGTATTGTGGTGGGTTCGGGTCAGGCAAGAGCTTCATCGGCTCTCACGCTGTGATAAGGCAAGCTATGGAAAACGCCGGAGGGCGCTCTCTCATCGCTCGTCAGACATTGGTTGACCTAAAAGCGACCACAATGAAAACCTTTTTTGAGGTTTTGGACGCTAGGCTGATTAAAAAATGGAACAAGTCGGAGAATCTGTTGACACTCATCAACGGACACGAAATCTATTTTTGGGGACTGGACGATATTGAGAAGTTGAAATCTCTCGAAATCGGAATGTTCTGGATAGATGAAGTGAACGAAGTTGACGAAAACACATTTAACGTCTTGAAAGGTCGCTTGCGAAATAAGCACCATAAAAAGCGTCTTGGAATACTTACGAGCAATTCCGAGGGCAAAAACTGGACTTATAAGCAATTTGTTCTTGGAAAAGGTATCAGGACACAGCAGGATTTGGACAAATACTGGATTATTAAAGCTCCCAGTAATGAAAACACCTACTTGCCCGACGATTATCTCGACGTGCTGAACTCCTACACAGGGGATTTGTTCGAGAGATACGTCAAAGCGAGCTGGAATGTGTTTGAGGGGCAGATATTCCCGGACTTTCACAGGGAAGTCCACGTTATCGCTCCATTTTCCATACCGGACAACTGGCGAAAGGTTGGAGGGTTGGATCACGGAGAGAGAAACCCTACTGCGTTTGACTGGGCGGCAATCAGTCCGTCAGGGGATATTTACTTTTACAGGGAGTATGCCTTGCCGGGCGAGGGCGTTGATAAGCACGTGAAGAACATTTACGAGCTGAACAATGGCGACAAGCTCGATTATGTGGTAATCGACCCAAGCACGAAAAGCACGCGCGGCGTAACTGGCAAAAAGATAGACACAGAATACCGGGAGGAGTGGGAAAAGGTATTCAAGATGAAAATGCCTCTCCGTTATGCCAATAACGACGTGAAAGCCGGAATCGCCCGAATGCACAAGTATTTGCGGATAGACAAGACCCGGATACACCCAGTTACCAAAAAGCAAGGAGCGCCCCGGATATTCATTTTCAACACTTGCCCGATACTGGCAGACGAATGGGAGGGCTACAAGTGGAAGAAACTCAGTTCGACCAACGAGAACGATCCGGAAGAAGCGCCAAGAAAGAAAGACGACCACAATCTCGACGGCGCGCGCTATGTGATTATGAGTCGTCCGGACATTACGCAAGCCTCGGCAAGAAAGAGCCACACGACCGACAGGGAAGATAGGCGGCTCGACCCGAATAGCCAAACGATCAATCAAGAGGACTTGCTCGAACACCACAAAAAACGATTTTCAGAAGATTTTTTAGATATTGACTAACTAAACACGCAATCAAATGGCAGAGGATATTCACAAAATGAATCCAATTCAGAGCGACGCGGCGCAAGAGGATATTAACCTCGAAACGGACGCTGACGAGCTGATTGCACAAAAAATAGAGCTTCGCCTCGGAGAGGGGCAGGCGCTTTATGACGCGATAATGAAAGAAGTTCAGGAGAATGAGCTTCTGTTTTTGGGGCAGATAGACAAGGTAGCAGGCGTTGACATCGCTAAATACAAATCAAAGGCGGTTCTAAACAGGCTTTATCTGACTATCCGAAATATGGTCGGGCTTGATACCGACAATTTACCACAGGTTCAGATGATTCCGGCGAAAGACACACCACCAAGCATTAAGAGGGCTGAAAAAATCAAGAATGCCATAGAATACGGCTTTATCAGGGTCAATTTTATGGATTTTATTACGAAATGCCTCTTTGATACCCGGATTAAGCGCGACAGTTTCGCTCATTGGTTTTGGAACTACGACAAAAACGACTTTGACTTAGAGCCAGTTATGATCGACGAGTTGACATTCAGCGCGGACGCAACGACTATCCAAGACGCAGAATGGCTGGTTTATCATCCGTTGAAGAATCGCCAATGGTGGAAGAAGAATTACCCGGAAGTCTATGACACGATAGCTTTCAGCAACATCAAGGCGACTGACTATACCGGGAAAGGCTTAATGCCAACTACTCCGGCAACCTATGGACGCGGTAGCGTGGCGAGATTATATGCCTATTGGGAAAATGACAAGCGAGTTGAAATGGTTTATGGCAAGAACGGCGAGCGGATTATCCTTAAAAAGGGCAAGAATCCGTATTTTGAGTATCGCGATCCGCTCTTACAGATAAATGACTGGGCTATGACAGCGCGCCCGGAGGCATATCAGGCGGCTCAAATGAGCGGTATGCCTATGGAACAAGCGCTTCCGCAGGTGCTTGACCAGTCAGACGTGCAGAATTTCAAGCCGATTGTGAACTTCCTAAGTGAGCCACGGAAGCCGTTTGTGCAGTTTCCGTCAATGAAACTATTGGGCAAGATGTATTCGAGCAACTTAATGGGGCAAGCAAAGGAAACTTTGATAAATTATATCGGGAAGAAGCGCCAAATCCACGACAACTTGCGCGGTTGCAACGTGAAAATAGTCGTGGACAGCAATCAATTCAGCGAAGAAGAAGCCAGCGCGATCAACGACGAGCCAATGCAGGTTATCCGGGCAGATATGCAGACCACAGGCTCTCCGGTTCAGATTATCTCTCCGACATTCCCGGAATTGCAGGGAGTTCTGCTGGATATGAATCACGACGAGCGCTATATCGACGACTTATACGGACATCACGAAATTTCAAGAGGTGGTGGCAAGTCAAATACTCTTGGGCAAGACCAAATGAACGCGCAGAGCGACCGAACGCCAGTCCGTATGCAGTCAAGAGCCGTAGAATCAGCTATCAAAGAGGTTACCGAGGGCTGGATTCAGCTTATGAAGATGTTTTATACCGAAAAGCACTGGGTAAAGAAACTAGGCGGCAAAGAGGGAATCGAAATGACCGAACTCGTCAATCAGGACATCGAGGAGGGCGTAGAGCCACTCATCATTCCGCAGTCAATGGCGAAAATAGACCGAGCAGAGCGCGCGCTGGGATTGTGGGCGCAGAAAGCTATCGACCCATACACGCTATTTGTTGAATTGGAAATGCCAAATCCGAAAGAACTGGCTGATCGGCTCATCAACTTTATGCAGTTCGGCGTAATTTCAGACCAAGACCCGGAAGAAATCGCGGCTGATATGCAAAATCAGGGTATGAACGAGGGAGATATGACCAATAATCCGGTTGAAAGGGCAGACAGCGAAAACAAGGCGTTTCAAAACGGACAAGGCGAGCAAGTTCCTCCGACACCAAGAGAATTGGTTACGAAAGAACACGTCGCGCTTCACTTCCAGTTCTACAAAGACCCGGAAAAGAAAATGGAACAACGAGATATGGACTTGCTGGAAGCTCACGCTAACGTCGATAAGGCTACTCTCATTGAAAATATGAGCGCTATGGCAACGCAGGGGGCGCGTCAGGGCATCAATGAGGAGAGAATGGCTCAAAAGGGTATGAAGCCAGCAGGAGAGGCTAAGAAGCCAGCACAGAAGCAACCTGCCGCTAAGGTAACTGTTAATGTGAACAAGTAATATGCCATTTCAAAGCAAATCACAACAGCGCTTTATGTTCGCCAAACACCCGAAAATAGCGAAGCGGTGGGCAGAGGAAACTCCGGACATAAAGAAATTACCCGAAAAAAAGCCGAACAAAGAGAATAAATACTCTAAATATAATCAAAAGTATGGCAAAGAATAAAAGCGTTTCGGCAATTTATGCCGATGAGCTACCAAGCAAAAAAGAAAAGCCGTCAATATCAATAAACATTTCCGAGGATATGCTACCGGGAATCAAAGAAATGACCATTGACGAAGAAAAGACGTTCACGATTAAGGGAAAAATCTCGTCTATCGAGAAAAACGAGTGGGATGAGGGTAAAATGCGGTGTTCTATGAAAATCACATCAATCAAGGAAGTTTAATGTTTCGTGAGAAGTTGGGCGCTTGGCGTTCGCGCCTAACTCTCAATAAATATTAAATATTTTAACAAAGTTATGGCGCAAAACGAGCCAGAAATCCCTATCACAAATGGGGACTTGCCCGATGATCCAAAAGATATAAAGGCAAAAACAGACCCGGAAGCAGGCGAATCCAAAGCCGACAAGACCGGGGAGGACGATAAGTCCAAGCAAGTCGCTAAGGACAATGAGGGAAGCTCATCTGTCAGCGACGAGCAGTATAAAAACCTTGTCGAGGGTTGGAAAGAGGATCGGGAATACTATCAGGGCGAAATCAAAAGGCTTCGCGCGGAGGCTAAAAACCCTAAGTTGACCGACAAAGAGGAGGACGAGTTGGAGGGCTTGGAAGAAAACGAACGAGTTGAGAAGCTCATTGAAATCAGAGAGAAACGCAAAAAGGCGGCTGATGAAGCCGAATTACACGCTGTTAAAAGCGAAATACGTTTCTTTGAGCGAACTGATAAGGAATTTTCCGCTAATAAAAAGGATATTCTCAAAGTCGCTTCTGATTATGAGTGTCGCGACCTAAAACAAGCGATTCTCATTTGGCGCGGACTAAACGCCGATAAAGCCAAAAAGGATTCTCAATATCACGATCAGCGCAAGAAAGAAGCTGACGGCAAGCCCGGTGGACAGGCAGGCGGTAAGCCAGCCGTGAAGCCGTATAACTCCAAAGAAGATAGTAATAAGTCGTTCGGCGACTTCTATCGAGAGGGAGGAATAAATTAATTCGTAACTAAATTTCAATCATATGGCATTTGGAGATTGGGATCAACTGACTTCGATTACACGTGAAAAAGTGTTACCGAAGATTGTTGACCAAATTGGAAAGGATCACCCATTGCTAGGAAGATTGTGGGATGGTATTAAACTGTGGAATGGTGGAAAACGCCTTGAAATCCCGGTTAAGTATCGCCACAACTCGCAGGGTGGTTCATATTCAGGACTTGATGTTCTGAACACTGGTCAAGAACAGACCAGAACGAGAGCGTTTTTCAATATTAAGCAAATCTATCAGCCGATAGTTATTGCCAATATTGACTTGGCTATGAACGGAGGAGAAGGTAAGGTTGCTGACCTTATGGAAACCGAAATGGACGAAGCAAAAGAGAGCTTGACTGACAAGTTTTGTTCTCAGCTTTTCGGCGACGGAACTGGCAACGGCGGTAAGGACATTACCGGACTTAAAGCGGCTATTCAAGACGGCTCTGTAACTGCAAGTTACGGCGACATCGTTCTTGGAACTTATACTTGGTTCAAAGCCAATTATACCGCTACTGTCGGTAGCCTTATGCTTTCAGACTTCGCTACGATGTTTGATAGCTGTGAATCCGGAGCTGATACTCCGAGCATAATCGTTACGACCAAGACGATTAAATCTGCCTATGAAGCTCTGCTTCAAAATCAGGTTCGTTTCACAATGGTCAATGGTAAAGTTTCAGCCGACGGCGGTATTACGGAACTTGCTTTCCGAACTGTCCCGGTTCTTGCTGACGAATACTGCACCTCCGGTGATGTGTATTTCATCAACGAGAAATACTTGAAGCTTTATTATATGAAGCACCCGAAATATCCGACCGACGCAAAAGGTTTCGCCGTATCTCCGATGCGCGAGCCAGTCGATCAGGACGGCGAGGTGGGCTTCATCTTCTCGTATGTTCAGTTGGTTAATAGCCAACCGCGCAGGAGCGGACGCTTAGCTGGTGTAACCGCGTAGTGTTACAGGGGATAATTCGGTCGAGTTATCCCTCCTAGCTTTAATCAATAAATCCAAAGTGTAAAATTATGGCTATTGCAGAATCAAGTCGTATGAAAACGACATTCGGTAATAAGAAAATTCTCACAATCATTGGAACTTTCGCTTCGGGAGATACTTCCGGAACGATAGAAACTGGACTGGTCGCTATTGACCACGTTTCAGCTCAATGGGTTGATCTTCTCGACAAAACAGTCAATCCGACTGTTTCCGGTGGAACTGTAACTTTGACAGTTACTAATCCCGGCGCGACGAAGATTTGGAGAATGTTTGTTATCGGACACTAAATAGTAATTATTAAATTAAATTCAAATCCTATGGGTGGAGAATTATCACGAGCTACTTCCGTATTGGACGGAACTGGACTGCAAGGGGCAAGAAAGCGTCAGGGAATGAATGAATACCTGTTCGCTTATGTTCCTGCCAGCGCCTTGAAAGGCGAGGCTTATGTCGTAACCTTTGACGGCGACGAGGAAACTTGTCCTAAGTTGGTTGCGGCGGCGACTGCGGCTTTCTATCAAGAAATCGCTATCGTTCTAGCCGATCAGGGAACTGCGGCTGGATTCGCTTGGGTTCAGGTAGCAGGAAAAGCAGAGGCTCTCGTCGAGGGAACGACTGACGTTGCCAAAGACGACTTCCTAGAATTGCTCAATACTGAGAAATCTATGAAGAAAGACGGAACGACTAGAACTGTTAACGCGATTGCTATCGCTTGCGAAGCTCAGGCTTCAAATGCGGACGTGTTGACCGATGTTATTCTGTTGGGCGCGAATGTAATCATAGCGGCTTCCTAATAGTTGCTCTATAAACAGCCCCTCTTGCTATCTGTGGGGGCTGGAATGGAGTAATTATTAAAAATTAAAAATATGGAGGAAGAAAAACTGTCGGTTTTCCTAGCAATTCCGACAATGGGCGATATTTCCATTCAGTTTATGGAATCAATCGTCAAGATGATCCTTGAAACTAAGAGAAAATATCCAAGTTGTGAGTTCGAGATCGTGTCGTGTATTCGCAAAATGCACCACCGGGCGCGAACAGAACTAGCGGAAAAGTTTTTAGAATCAAGTTGCACACATATTCTTTGGGTAGATGATGATAATATTCCGGGAGAAAATGACCTTATCACTTTGCTCGAAGATAATCTGCCTCTTGTTTCCGGAATCTATTTCAGGCGAGAATATCCGCATAATCCAGTCATTATAATGACGAAGCAGGACGGAATCGGCTCGGAGATACGACCAGACCTCTACGATCCAGTGAATAGACCTATAATCGACGTTTTCGCGGTAGGAATGGGATTTATGCTCATACAGCGTGAGGCTATGGAGAAGATAAAGGGTGTGGGCGCGTCGATGTTCGATGTTCGGGGAAATGTTGGGGAAGATGTATGGTTTTGCGCTCAGGCACACGTAGCAGGGATAGCAGTCAAGATAGATCAGAAAGTGGAGGTCGGACACTTGGGGGATAGAAAAATGATAAAAGGCGAGAGTTTTTTAATAGGGTAATAAACATTAAATATTTTAATCAAACCTATGGCAACAAACATTGTTGACATCGACCAAATTCCACCGGACATTGACGAAATGGCGGTTGGAACAGTCAGTAACCCTCTCAAAGAGGAGTTCTCACATCCTTACGCAGGGAAAGTTCAGACAATCCCGGCGGCGACAGTCAAGGTCAGAACTGTCAAAGTAGAAAAAGAAGTGGAGGAAACCGATAAAGACGGAAAAACTAAGGTTGTTAAAAAGAAAGTCGAGGAGGAAGTCGAGGACATCGTTCCCGGCAAGAAGCAATTTCCGCTTTATGTAGCTGTTCACTTGGCTAAACACCTTGCAGAACGCATTATCCGGGAGGAGTTCCGCAATAAAATTGCGACTATCACGGACGTAAAGGAGCGCGAAATCGAATCAGCCAAGCCGATTCCCGACTACAAAGGCAAAATATGGGAAAAAATGAAAGAACTTTGTGCGACTGATAGCGACTTCTTCGTAGAACCGGAGAATCCCGACGATCAGAACAGCAACAAAAACAAGTTTCTCAAATAGCTTTAATACGCAAGGGTTGCTCCCTTGCGAGAGGGTGTCAGGCTTCCTCCTCCTGCCCCTCTCTCGCAGAGGAGTAATCAACTAACTAATCAAAAATATGGCGACAATAACCCAAACAAAGGTAACAGTCGGCGACACAACGACAGAAATATTGGAGGAATCGACTTTCAAGAGGAAACTGATCCGCATTACCAACACTTCCAATGAGGCGGTGGATGTTAAGTTCGGAGAAGCGGCAGTAGCCGATGAGGGAATCAGAATACCAGCCGGAGAAGCATTCGAGGTCAGAGATGTTGAGGGCTTGACCGCGTTGGCTATCAATGGAATCTGCGCGAGCGGTGGCAAGGTCGTAACAATTTTCGCGATTTAATTCTTAATTTCAAACAAAAATATGGACGTTGTTCCCGGATATAAGACCTACGCAGGGCTTTTGACGCTAGTTTTGACGCTTGGAGCTTCAAAATACCTTAGCGCGGAAGAAATAAATCAGACAGTATTGTTTATCGGTCAGGTAGTCGGACTGACTGTTACCATTTACGGCTTCATTATGAAGATCGTGAGGAGAATTAAGGAGGCTAATAACCAATACTAATGAACGAAAAATGGAAGCATTCGGCGAAATCCTATCAATTATCGGGCAACTGATACCGACAGTCGGTGTCTTATTTCTCGTATATAATCATTTTCGGAATCCGGACATCAAATCGAGCGCTCGAATCGACAAAATCGAAACGAAATGCCCGATACTCCACCAAAGAGTAGATGAGAAGATGAACGAAATGTATGAGCGGTGGAAAAATATTGAAAACGTCTTACTACTTTTGAAAGAAAACGACATTAAGCACATTGAATCGGAAATGCGGAGAATGAGCGACGTGCAAACAAGGATATTGACAATTTTAGAAATAAGGGAAAATCAGAAAGTTTTGTAGCTTAAAAACTGAATAGGAGGCGTTGAATGGAATACTATTGTCGGAAGAAACAGATCGTTTTATTCGGCAAAAAGGCGCAAAAGAAGTGCATAAACACCAATTTGCGAAAAAGGGGGAGGGTTTGCCCTCATTTATGCGAAAGGGAGGTGGGAGATGAAGCGAGTGTGTATCCATTGTCAGAAGCAGTATGGCTGTTACAACCCGGAAAGTAAGGACTGCGGTCGGTGCGATAATGTATGCTCCACGTCGGAGGACGTATCTCACGGGCTATGCGATCCCTGTTTTCCAATAGTGAGGGAGTTAAACAGGCAGAAACGCGGAGTTCAAGGACAGCTCTCCGTTACGAGCGAAAAGCAAGCGTGCTAAACGCAAAGGCAAATGTCGCTCTTAAATTAAAAGCTGTCCAATCATTCCGTCGGGGAGGGGAAAACAAACAATGCGTGATAACATCACAAATTGTTCCCCTCTCCGGCGACCATCAAAATTATGGCGAAGAAAAAAGTTTATAAGCGGAAGTTCAAAGACGGCGAACACAATTATCACTTAAAAGCGATAAAGAAGAAAGCCGTCAAAAAGGCATTGTCGCAGGTCAAGCCAAAACTGCCGGAACGCAGAAAGCTAGAAATAGTGGACTATGTTCTTATAGTCGTGGCTCTACTTAGCTTGGCATTCGTGATTCTGCTCAATAATCACTAAATCAAACATTATTAGTAGCAACAAAGCAATAATTCTATTCTTGCTGGGAGTGCTGATAGCTGTAATCATAGTGTTTTTAGTCGGAGTTAAGACAGTTCACGCGTTGAAGAACATAGAAACGAGGTATGATCCGCAGACATTAAAGTATAAAATAACTAAATAATCTTAAAAAGTTTATGGAAAAATTGCAGAAGTTCGGCGTTATCGGAGAAATGACATTCTTTCTCCGCGACAAAGACGGAAATTCCAAAGAGATTTGGAACGAGAATTTCCTCGGAAAGATTTTGAGGAAAGCAGGGTTGGAGGCGAGAATCCAGTTTTTGACTGGACAATTCAAGGAGGGAATGGTAACGAGAAACCTTATTACCAACGCCGGATTTGCTGAAATAGCCAATTTGCTAGGTAATGTTTCTGCCCCGGTAGCTTTCACTTTCCTAGCTGTTGGAACTGGAACGACCCCGGCTGATCCAGCCGATACGGACTTGGAAGCTGAAATCGTTGATTCAGGACTTGAAAGAGCTGGAGCGACTGTTTCACGTGTTACTACGACCGAAACAAATGACACGTTGCAGTTGACCAACACGTGGATCGTGAGCGGTTCTAAGGCGGTAACTGAATGCGGAGCATTTAACGACGACACAGCCGGAATTATGCTCGGACATCAGGTGTTTTCCGCTATCAACGTAGAATCAGGAGATTCCTTGCAGATAATTTATAAATTCCAAGTATCAGCTTAAAGTATGGCAGACCCAGTAAAAAACTTCGTTAAAGTCAATGTTTCTACCGGATATGACGATACCGCCACGTCCGTAGTTTTGGCGACTGGACACGGAGCTAAACTGCCCGACCCTGCTACGCTTGGAGCTTTCGATATTGTTTGGTGGAATTTCACCGATTATCCCGATCCGTCGGACGACACGAATGTTGAAATAGTGAGAGTAACCGCCAAAAGCGGAGATACCTTGACAATTACGAGAGCGCAACAAAGCACGGCGGCAACAACGAAAAATGCTGGTGGAAAAACCTACAAGATGATTCTTACGCCAACAGCAAAGACCATATCGGACATTTTGGCTCTAATAGCCAATTTGACTGCGGTAAAAATAGGAGAAGCTCCTACCGGAGATATAGACAGTTCAAACGACACATTCACGCTTTCAAATTCTCCGATAGAATTAGCTCTGTATCTCAATGGGCAACGACTGACTGTGAGCGATGATTATTCCATAAGCGACGATACAATAACAATGAGCATACCACCTTTCACGGGAGATGTGCTTCTAGCTGATTACACCTACTAATGACAAAATTAAGAAAAGAACAATTCAAAGATATTCTGCAAACCTTGCACCCGGTAGGTTCTATTTACTTCTCTACCCTATCAACAAATCCGGCTACACTTCTCGGTTTTGGAACTTGGACAGCGTGGGCGGCTGGGAAAACACCTGTCGGAGTAGATAGCGGAGATGCTAATCTTGACGCGGCAGAAGATACATATGGAGCAAAAACAGTTACGCTGGTAGAAGCAAACCTGCCTACTCATCTTCATACTGTAAATCCACCCTCGACGGAATCATCAGATCAATCAGTAACTCATAATCATACGCAGAGCTACCGAAGTTCAAGCGGCAATTCCGGTTCGGGTGGAACTAAGTGGGGCAATACTTCTTCTCAAACATCGGGTAATAATTCAGTTTCCCATACTCATACGCTTGATATTGCGGAATTTAATTCGGGAAGTTACGGAGGTGACGGAGCGCATAATAATATCCAACCTAGTATTGTCGCTTATATGTGGAAGCGAACAGCATAAAAATATGGCTACAAAAATACGAAAAGAACAGACCTCAATAATGCAAGCGCTTTATCCGGTAGGAAAGGTTTATGTTTCTATAACATCAACAAATCCGGCTACATTGTTCGGATTTGGCACTTGGGAAGCATTCGGCGCTGGCAGGGTTATGGTGTGTTTGAATAGTGGAGATACTGATTTTGATACATTAGGAGAAACAGGGGGAGAAAAAACTCACGTTTTGACTGAATCTGAAATTACAGCTCATTCGCATAAAGTAAATCCGCCACAAACAACCTCGTCGGGACAGTCAGCAACGCATACTCATACTTATTACACTAAAAGCGGAACAGGAAATACTGCCTCAAATAATGTTCCAAACTGGAAAGGAACAACCACAATTAATATGGGAAATGCAAGCGCAGGGCATACTCACACTTTTGACATAGCCGAGTTTAACTCAGGAAATGTAGGAAGCGGAACGGCTCATAATAATATGCAACCCTCGATAGCAGTTTATCTATTTAAGAGAACGGCATAATGGCTACATTACTACGAAAAGAACAAACGGAACTTTTGGAGATAGAATATCCTATCGGTTGTTTGTATATCTCGACAGTTTCAACTGATCCGGCAGATTTGTTCGGATTTGGCACTTGGTCGCTTTTCGGTTCGGGGAGGATAATGGTCGGAATTGATAGCGGCGACACAGATTTTGATACTGCCGAGGAAACACGCGGAACTAAAACTCATACGCTAGTTGAAGCAGAAATTCCGGCACATTTGCACACGGTAAATCCACCCTCGACAACTTCCGGAAATAATTCCGCTACGCATACTCATACCTACACTAGATATAGCACTGTTACGCATAATAAATCTGGAAGCGCGCAACCAGCGTGTTGGACTGGAAATCCAGGTTCATCGGTTAATTCCGGGAATGCATCACAAGATCACACCCACACAGTTGATATAGCAGAATTTGATTCAGGAAATGCAGGTTCGGGAGGAGCGCATAATAATTTACAGCCATACGTAGTCGTTTGCGTATGGAAAAGAACAGCCTAATATGTTTGGAACATCAGCCTACGGATCAGTCGAATATGGAGGAGAACAACAGCGAGGACTAAACTATTCGTCGGCGGTTTCTGACATCATCAATTTAACAGACAGCAAATTATTCGGGAGAATAAAGACAATCATTGAAAATATCGGGATTACGCCAGTTCTTTCAAGGTTAGGAGAATTTTACAGAAGCATATCAGATACGCTTTCGCTTACTGACGTTACTGACGGAATAAGAGCGCGCGTCAAGGTGTTGCTGGATATGATAAATCTCGCAGATTCCATATCTCGCGCGATCATCGCATTGAGAAACGAGGTTATTTCAACGCTCGACAGTATAAAAAAGGTTATTTCAAGGGCATATTCAGACAGTTTCACATTCACGGAAAGCATTGTTACGACTTTCTTTTTCTATGAAACTCTCTCGGAAGTAGTGAAAGTAGCGGACAATTTCGTAAAATCTACCATTAAAAATATCTCGGAAAGCATATCAGTTAGCGGCTCAATGCAAAAATTAAAGCAAATTTTCAGGACATTTACGGAAAACATCGTAGCTTCGGAAGCTTTTTCAAGATTAAGGACGGCTTACAAGAATTTTTCTGAAACAATAGTAATAACGGATATTTTCTCATCAGTAGCGAGGAAAATATTAAAAGCGATAGCCAAGATAAAGGGCGTTTCGGTATTCGGCAGTATTCTCTCGGAAAGACTTTTCGGAAAAATGAACAAGCCGGGAGCGTCGGGA